CTGAAATGGTTTCAGGCTGCCTTTTGCTACTACTTACTGCTACTTCCCGCTACTTGCTTTTCAATACGCTGCCAATTTTGGTAGTTGCGGTGAACGTGAACGCGAATGCCACCGCGCCGAATATCCAGTTGAGGGCAACCCCGCCGCCTGCCATGTAAAAGAGTTGTAGGGCTTCAGAGGGGAAACGCCCCATTTCATCTTGTATCACGCGCACGAAATAGGCTTGCAGATTCTCAACACCTTTGTAGGTTATGGCGGAGATGCCTAGGGCGATAAAGATTTGCCCGATTAAGGTAGTCAGCAATCTGCTTAACAGCGGGAGTAATGCTGCCGGCATGGTTTTTCCTTTTTAAGCTCTGGAAATAGACGCTTGGACGATAAAGAAAGCTAACAGTATCGCGCTCACAATCACGACTGGGCGGATTTTGCTAGCCGTGTCGCACATGGGCTGATAGCTGAACTCTTGCATCGCGCCTAATATCATCACTTGTTTAGGAGCGGGGCATACGCCGCCGCTTTCTACGAAGTCATGACTGCGACTGATTTGTGGGATGCCTATTTCATGTTCACCCATGCCAAAAGGGCGACCGTCTTTGTCCTTGCCTTTGCTTTCGGCTATGGCTTTGTCTATCTCTTCCTTATCGCCCAATTTGACACACGCTAGGGCGTTGGGATTGTTTTTACAGTATTCGCTTAGGGTTTCGCCTTTGTCTTCGCCATCGGGTTTGCCATCGGGGTTGCCTTTGTCGCCTTTACCGTCATTAGCATCGTTACCTTTGCCATCGTTACCCTTACTATCGTTACCCTTATCATTGCTTTGCTTGCTTAGTTGCTGCTCAATGTTACTCAACGACTTATTGATGTCTTTTAAGGCAGTTGAATAATCCTTGCCGCTTTGCTGCGAGCCGTTGCCGCCTATACCTGTGCCGCTACTATTACCCCCACCACTACCGCCACTTCCACCGTTGTTGTGAATAATGGTTGTGTTGTTATTGGTTATGTTGTTGGTGATGTTGTTGCCGCCACCGCTGCCGTCGCCATTGCCACCGTTGCCATTGCCGCCACTATTTACGTCAACATTGCCCGCGCTTGATCGACCGGGAATATTGATAGTGATGCCTGACACGTTGGGAACGGATGCGATTTGCTTAGCCAGCTCTGCGAAGTCTTTTTGCATTTGGGCTTGGGTAATATCAATTTCCTTTTGCACTTCCTCCATTCGCTTTTGTGCACTCTTTGCGGCACTTTCTGCGCAGTCTGTATAAACTTTGCCTCGATACAGTCTTAAGCAATCATTCAAACTATTTGCAAGTCTCTTTTTAATACCAATAGCTTCATCTCTTAAACTATTAAACTTGCTTTGATATTGTTTGCTTAACTCTTCTAATGCTTTTTTTAAGGTTCTTAGCTCTTCTGTGTCGGGTATGTCGGGGACTTTGGGGACGGTGGGGATGGTGGGAACAGTTGGTTCTGTGGGTGTAGGTGTGGGCGCGGGTGTAGGTTGGGGGTCGGTTTTTTTATCAAAGTCGCATGGGACTTCCACCCATTTGCCGTTTACCATGCTTCCGCAGCCTTTGGGATTGTTGGGGTTAGGTTGGGGGTTAGGTTGAGGGCTTGGTGTGGGATTGGTGTCAGAACCGGGGGTGGGGCTGGGTTTGGTTGAGGGACAGTACCAGCCTTGCCAAAGAGATGTTTGCCCTGTGCGTAAGACGGTTGACGTTGGAGTGCCAAAAGGCGCACCGTTGCGGTAACAGTTCGCATAATGTCTGCGGAGTTGGTCGTTGGACGGGCGGGCTTGGGTTAGATCGGCTCCTGATGGGGGCGCAGTTAAGCTATAAGGCTTTCCGTTATACATCTTAAACTCAATTTCCCCACCATCCGCTGCCGCCAGCGCAGGATTTGCCAAAATTAGGCTGGCGATTAGGGCTATCACAAGCAACAGTTGGGGTTTCATGCTTTTGTTTCCTTGTTTTTTTTGGGTAAGGTTATTTCGCTATTTGATGAGTAGCAGCCATATAGGAATGGTACATACTATGCCGATTACAAACATCACTACGTCGTACATGGCTTAACTCTCTTTTTCGTTCGGCTCGTCTTTGTCGTGTTGAGCGTCGGGTTTGTCTTCGCTGTCTTGTTCTTCTTCGTCTTCAAGCTCTTGGACAATTTCTTCTAAATCTTCTCGCCAATACATTTCTTGATATTCTTTGCCTATTTGTTTTAATTCTTCTTCTAATTCTTCTTCACTCATTAACTCTCTGCGTTGAGATGCCAATTCATTTATTCTGTTATCTACTTCTTCATATTCTCTGCTATCACGATCAGCCCAATCATCTGGCAGTTCATACAGATAATCTAATTCTTCTTCTATTTGTCGCCGAAGCTCTTGTTTCTCTTCCTCGCTTAATCCTGATAAATATTCTTTTCTTTCTAATTGTTGTTTTCTTTCTAATTCTTCTAAATCCAAATCTTCATAAAACAGCTCTTCTTCATCTTCGCTTTTAGCGTCTTCGTTTTCATCTTGCTCATCTTCTTTTGTGGGCTGGTTTGCGCCTTTTTTAAGCATGCGAACGATGATTGCGACAATCAGCATAACGAGATACAAGCCAACAACAATCGCACCGATTATCCATAGGTCGGACAATGGTCCACTTTTGCCGTCATCGCCTTTTAGCTCTTGTTTAACGGATTGAAACATGGCTGCTTTGCTGCCATTGCCGCCTATAAATTCCATTTCTCCGGGTTTCTTTTTGAGATCGGGCATTTTGTTTCTCGCTTAGTCTTTTGTGCTTTCTTGGGAATTTGCAGAATTGATGATGTTGATGATGAGTTTGATGATGAATGCGATGGCGAAGAGTGCAGAAATGTTTATGCCTACTTCTATTCCGTCTTTGAGTGGTTGGATTGGGTCGCAGTATGGATGGGTTAGGGTTATTTTTTGTGAGCCGTAGTACCATTGTTTGTTTTGATATACGGGCATTTTTAAGCTGCCATCCGCGGTTATGGTGGGGACGACCATTGACATTTGATAATCGGACGCTTCCTCCGAAGTGGCGAAGCATTGACCTCCTACTCGGTAGCCCATAGTCTTCCCCTTTTAGAAATTAGCGACCGCGTCGCAGCATGCCAATAGTCATGCCAACAACTGTGCCTACTACAACGAAGCCGATTACGATTGCACCAACTGCATACAAGTCGGTTTTAACGTCGGCTGTTTCGGTTTTAACGGCATCTGCCATTGCACCGGCATAGCTGTTGGTGGCAATGAATGCTGTTGTTGCGACAACTGCTGCGGTGGCTTTTTGGTTTAGGGCTGTGCCTAATTTTTTGAGTGCGTTCATGTTTAGAACTCCATGCCGACGGGTTTAAATGGACTTCTCTACTTGTCGGCTGCGGTAGAGTCGTCGGGAAAGATGGTTTAATGCGTAAGCATGTATAGGATTAGGAAGTATTACATGGCTTATTCCTTTGGCTGTTGGGTGGGCGGTTAAAGGGGCTTTTATCCGCGCGACCGCCCAGCACGCGGTAAAGTCTATTCAGGATGCCTATTGGCTGCCTATTCGGGCAGGTAGAACGTAAATAGGGCAAAAGGGCTGCCAATGTCTTCGCCCGCCGCTAGGGCATCCTCTTTTTCCTCAAAATGCCCTGCTTGTCTTAAAAACGGGGTTTGCCCTACGTCGCCGTCGGGCGAGGGGTAGAGAAATTCAAACGTTTCTAAGTCTTGTACGATATATTTAATTTGCATGGCTTTTCCTTTAAGGTTTTATCCTTAACTTAACCTTTGCTACTTGCTGCGGGGGCGGGTGTGGGTTTCAGAACGCGCACGTCTTTTAAAATTTCTTTTTGTTTGCCTGATGCGTTGGTTACGGTTTGAAAGGCAACTTCCATGTCGCAGGGGAAATTTAAGCCGTTAAAACGCTCAAAGTTGCTGCTGTCGCCAAAGGCTACTTTGGCGATGCCGAAGCCTTGGGCATTGCCTGCGCTGTCGTTTAAGGGGGCAGCAATCAGGACGTTGCAGTTGTCAATTTCGTTGCCGTCAATCGTGCCTTTAAAGCGGGTTACGCCCATGACGATTTTTTTAACGTATTCAATTTGTCTTTGTTCTTGGAAGTTCAGCATTTTTTGTTTCCTTCTTGGTTAGGTTGGTTGGGGGGGTTATAAAGTGGTGTAATACTTCTCGTTCAGGCTAAACAGCGAGCCGTATTTGCTGTACAGAAAGTCTAAAAATTCTTTCTGTTGCTGTTCAGTTCTTCTGAATTCGCTTAAATCTCGTTCTGATAGGGCATAGAATTGTTGGCGTTTCCAAATATCTAGCCATTGCTTCATGTCTTCGGGGAAGTCTTGCAGCAGTTGTTTTTCTGCTTCGGTTTTGCCCGTATGGGTTTCGTCAAAAATACGCAGCTTGCGTTCTAAAACGATTACTTGATCCAGTTCGTCTGGTTCATTTGTGCCATTCACTTTTAGGCTGTCTTGATTTAGGTAATCGGCTTCATCTGTTTGGCAGTCGTATTCGGCGGGTTCTAAACCTTTGGGGTATTTGCCTTCGTCGGCGATTAGGGCTTTTACGATTTGTTCGGGTGTCCAGCCTATGTCTTTTAGAAAACGCACTAATCTGCCCACTTGGTTTTTGCCGTGAGCTAATTTGCTGTCAAAAGTGATGTTGGCTTTTTCAGTTGCCGCTGCAATGCTGGTGGCGGGGCTGTTAAATAGGGTTTCGCCTACGGGATAGGCACCTGTTAGAAACTCGCCTTGGTGGGTTAGTATTTCCATTGGGATAACGCAATCTTTGTTTCTGAACTCCACTTCAAAGCGTGTCCATAGGCTGTCTTTGTCGCCTAACTGTCTGCCTTTTTCATAGATACGGGCGTATTTGGATGAACCGCGTGTGCCTACGGCAAAGGTTTTGCCTGTTCCGTCTTCTTCGCGCCATGCTGTGCCTTTCATTTCGCTTTTGGGGCGTTTGTTGTGGCGGTTAAATAAACCGTTGTTGTGGTCGCACATGGCTTGTTCTGGGCTGTATTCGCCATTAAAAAAGTCATGGGCTAAATCAACGCGGGTGATGCGTGGACGACTGGCTGTTTTTAAAAAATCGTATAGGCGTTGTTCCCAGCCTGCTTTTGCTGCTTGGCAGCCTGTGCCTGTTAATTCAACAAGGATGGTGTCGCGTTGCCCGCCGATGTGGAGTGTGCCGTAATCGGCTTTGTCGCCGCCGAGCTTGTAATAAGATTGGTAAAAGTAGCTGCCTTTGCCGAGTTTGGTGGTTACGCCAAAACCAAAAATTTCTTGTAGGAGTTCGCTATATGCGGCGACGTATTCGGTATCGGAGAAGCACAGCCCTTTGGCGTTTTCTATGGTGCGTTTGTGAACGGTAAAGGTGAGGGCATCTATGAACGCGGCATCTTTTTTGCCTTTGCGTAAGGGCACTTCTAGGATTTTTCCGCCTATGGTTATGGCGTGAGTAAAGTATTCTGTGTTTTGAAAATCAATCATTTTGCTTTAATCCTGAATGTGCTTTTTTTGAGTGTTCCGTGCCCTGCTGTTTTGGGTTTTGTTTTGTTCCCCCCCTGTTAGCCTAGGGGGGGCTTA